TTTACTAGTCGTAATTTATCAAAGGGTACGCCATTGTCTTGGATGTCCGTTAAGAAACGGCAACCAGGTATTAATATGTTGTCATATACTTTTGCTAAACGTTTATTCTGTTTGATCTTGATAAACTTTTCGTAAAGCAAGTATGTAACAGCGGCGTCCATACCAGCATATAGTTTCATAATGTCAAAGGGAATATCTCCCCAGCTAAAATCATTTTTGAGTATACCATGTTGCTTACGATAGTTATCTATCCAATCATACATTGGCTTCTCATAGTCCCCGTACTTTGTGTACTTGATAGCTAACTGCTTCAAGCCATGTGTACCAGGATTTTCATCTATTAGGTAGTGTAGTAGCATTGTGTCCTCGAAGTGAGGAAACTTAAAGTTGAAATGATACTCGAAGAAAGCCAAGTCAAACTTTGCGTTATGAAATACTACTGCTTTTTTATTAAAGAGTTCTTGCAATAGACGTTCAGACTCTTCATCTAAACACTCTGTGTCTATGTATGCGCCACGATCCTGCTCATAAGATAGCGATAAACCAAGCATATGCCCATCACGTGGGTATAGTCCTGTAGTCTCCGAATCGAGTGCAATATAAGCACTAGGAGCGTCTATAGCTGCTTGAAAGAAAGCGTTGGCTTCTGTTGTATCTTGAATACCCCAAGCGTTGTACTCGGTAATAACCGTATCTTCTATTTCGCCTTTGATATATCCAATGATACTTGCTTTTGAATCTTCCCATGTTCTTTTCGCCTCTGGTTTAAATGCGAGCATGGCAGGGTTAATGACAGGTAAAAACTTCTCTTCTACTTTCTTACCAGAATATTCTGTAACTGAGTTGATGGGGGTGAAGTATTTAAGAGCATCACTTCCCACTAGAATTACCCAGTCGTAGTCGTCTGTATTGATATCAATGTCACAATCTCGTTTCAATACTTTTTTGAGGGTAGAGTCGGAGCAAAGCTGATACTGATCAAACTCAAATGCGTCATCGAACTCTCTTTTAAAATTTGTTTTACTTGGTTTAGTTTCTACTAATGCAACTTTAGGCATATAATTTACTCTTTAGTTTCTGTACTGTTTGTAAGGGTAGAGCTCCTGGATCACGATCCTTGAGGCTCACATTTCTACTCGCCAAGCCTACTCGCTCAGCCATCTCTTGAACTTCTTTGGAGGCGTTCTGTCCTGCCTCATCTCCGTCAAAGAATACAATTACCTCATCTACACCTTGTATAGAAAGCATACGTAATTTATCCTCATTAATGTTTTTTGTGCCGAAGCAACAAATTGCATTATCTAATCCTTTATCATGCAAGTTTACCATATCATATATACCTTCTACTAGTACAACAGAACCTTGTATCGGCTCTACTACAGGGAATAGAGGCATCTTCGCACCCGCAGGCGAGATCATATACTTAGGCGTTCCGCCTGTGGTATGACGACCATTGAATGCTACTATACGACCAGATATATCTCTTACAGGGAATACAATCCTGCCGATATGATCAGGGTCATGATGCTGAAACGCTTCAAACTTCTTGTATGTTTCAGGCTTAATATCTCTCCAGTTGCCGAGATAAGGTGTAATATTTCGAGGAAAAGACAAACCAACACTTTCTGACCTCTTAGCTTTAATAGTCTTTTTTAGTAGTTCTCGTCTTAATTGTAGCTGGTTTGCCTTTTCGCCGAAATGAGTAAAAATGTTGCCCTTGAAACCGCACGAGAAACACTGGAATATGCCTGTGATTTTATCAATCCGCATACTAGGGTTTCTATCGTCATGATCCGGTGACAAGCAGCGTACCAAAAAGTCTCCGCCTTTTGGTATAAAATAAATTCCTTTCGCTACGAGTAGTTCTTCTACTGTCAACGTCCTATATCCTTTACATTTTCACTACTGATTACTTGGTATGCACCTTTGTTATATGCAGGTGCTACTGTGAAGGAAGCATTCTCCGCATAACTGCGGTCAGGGGCTTCGCAAGTACCCACACCATCGTCTACAGATCTATAGTGAACTGTATCTCTACGATAGGTATTGGCAACCTCTAAGGGTTCGAACTTAGGAGTATAGGTCTTAGACTTCGGTAAAGGCTTGCGCTTTCTACCTGAAGCTGTATGTCGTAAACTGCCGAATGTAAGTGCCATATTGCTTCTCCTTCTTGTAAATGTCCGTATATTATACGCCATTGAAGGTAAGAAGTCAAGAACTATTTTTAAATATCATCAATTTCTTCACCAGTTTTATGGGAAGAATCTTCACGTTCTTTAGGAGTGAGTGCAGACTCGGGGCCAATCTTTAGGCTGTCCCAATCTACTTCTGAGGTAAATGACTTCATAGAGGCTGAACGCATCTTCACACAATTCAATGTGATACAGGCATCTTCATGATCCCACGTTTCCAACGTGTAAGCGGCATCTGCCGCATCAAGAATACCTTTAGCGAATCTAGCTTCTCCACTAGCATCTGTTTGGTAGGGTGAGAATACGGTACAATCGTACTCCTGTGCCATAGACTTCAATGCTTTACTAACTTCAATCTGCTCTGTCCAGTCATACTGTCCGCCAGTACGAGAGGGTAAACTCGACCGCTTTACCTGATTAATATAGTCAACGATAATGACACCAACATTCAGAGGTTTGACTTTTTTGTCAAGCTCGGCACGAATTTTGGATAATGTTAAAGCTGGCTCATATACTACATCTAACTGCTGAGTCGGGAGGAGCTCATGGTTAGCTTTCAGTACATTATGCAACTTCTCAAAGTCACGGTGTTCTCTATATTCCTTCAAGCGGTCTTGTCCATCAACATAGCGAGCTGTCCACCAATTAGCCACTTGTTCCCACTCAGTAACATTTAAGTTCTGAGTACGCAGACGCGCAAAAGGAATTTTAGTGGCAATTGAGCAACATCTCTGAAGGATAGATCGACTATCCATCTCAATAGTGAAATAGATAGCCGACTTACCTGAAGCGTAAACATTGTTGGCAATGTTTGCACAAATAACAGATTTACCTGCACCACGTCGTCCACCGACCATAACCAAATCTCTAGGAGAGAATTGGATTTCATGATCGTACTCATCATTGAGTCCGAACTTCATGTAACGGGCTAAATCTTCTTCTGGCTCAAACAGTTCAATACGTTGCATACTTTCCTGCGGGTCTTCAAGATCAACCTTATCTTCAATGTCTAAGACAATCTGATGAAGGTGGTCTACTGACTCTTGAGCATCCTCGAATGCTACAGAGTGTTCAACATAATCTTCTAGTGAGTCCAGAATTTCTTTCTGAGTATATTCGTTTTTAAGATACTGAAGAAGCATTTCAGGGTCGGCATCGACCTCGACAGCTTCAATCGCAAAAAGTTTTTCACGAGTAGCAGAATCACGAATCTCATACTTGAGATCTTCAACTGTGGGCATTTTATGAAAGTCTTCGCAATGCTTATCAATAATCTTATAAAGACTATGATACTCACTTGGCAGATAATGCCTGTGCGTTACACTCCAGGTCTGAAAGTCCTGTAGCTCAAGCACTTGCTTTATTAGCGCAGATGCGATATTCAATTATAAACCCTCCCAAGTTTAAAGATGTGGGCAGACCCCGAAGAGCCTGCCCGTAATAGTACTAAGTTAGATTAAGCTGATGCTTTTTCTTTCTTAGCTGCGCCATCATAGTCAGAAGCAGTTAAGCCACGACGAGTTAGCATAGTCTTAACGCCACGAGCAGTTTTACCAATTGACTCAGCAATTGCTTCAACAGTCATGTCGCCGACTGAAAGGTCAGCCAAAGGATCTTCTTTAGAAGCGCCTTTAGTTACTTCTTGCTTAGGAATAGCATTGATGTCACCAGAACGTAACAAGCTAAGAGCTTTACCACGTACTGAGTTAACTGTTCTACCTAGAGCTTCAGCGATAGCTTCAACGAAAGCACCGTCATTTACTAATGAAACGAAAGTAGCTTCTTCTTCAGGTGTATAAGTACGTACAGCTTCTACCTTAGGGGCAGGCTTAACGTGACCAGTTAATTCCATAGAAAGAATTTTACCTTGAATAGACTTAGGAGAGAACGCGCCATCTTCGAAATGACCTGCGATTTCTGCATAAGTATATTGACCGCTGTTGTCAGAAACAAAAGAGGCTAAAGTAGCTTCTTGAGCGTCTGTAAACGCACGGCTTGCTGATGCTGAAGCTAGTTCAACATCAAAACCCATTTTACGTAGTTTGCTAGAAACTGAACGGGTTGAAGTTTCAAGTTGTTCTGCTGCTTCTGCAACAGTTGCTTGGCTCACAGGTGACTCGTCACCTACGAAAGTTGTAAGAGCGTCTGTACGCTCGTCTGTCCACTTAGGAAGTGCCATTTTATTCTCCAATAAAATCTAATAAATTAGTTATGATTTCTACGCCAGAGTTTCTGGCTTTAGTTGTTTTTGCGGATTCAACTCCGCTCTCGTTTACCAAATGTGTTACATCTTTTGTTAAACTTGATTTGGTCAAGTAACCGAGTTCTTCTAGTATAGCGTTTGCTTCTGCTTTAGTTTTGAAACTTTTTAGTTTACCACTAATGCAGACCACACCCCTTACAGCTTGAACAGCACGAGGCTGACTAAACTGAAAAGTAAAGGGTAGAAGGCTAACAAAATAGAACTCTTCTTCGATCCATGCAGTAAGATTACTACTTGCCTTATCACCAAGTCCTGCGGAGCGGCACAAATCATAGTCTATTTCTTCAATATCTTTGCAGACCTTTGATAGCTTTTCCGAAGCAGTTTTGCCGATAAGCGGGATACTAAATGCAGGTAATAATACATTTAGGGGTGCGGAGCGAGAGTTCTCAAGTTCCTCTAGTAACTTTACAGCCAAGCGTTTTGAGCCAATGCTATCTTCCATCTCCTCAAGTGTAAGGTTATACAACTCTTCGAGAGTTACAATACCCAATTTCTTGATGGTTGCTGGACCAAGCCCTTTGATCTTCAACGTCTTAGCGAAGTGTTCGATCAACTTGAGAGACTTCTCTCCGCAGTTGGGGTT